GCATAAACCAATTCGCTCATTTCCAGCAGGCAGTCTTTCAACATTTCGATCTGTTCTGCCTGCTCTGCAAATTTCTGTTCAGTGCTTTTTTCTTCCTTCGGAATATATTCCAGATATTTTTCCGGTGATGCTCTTACAGTTTCCTCTGAAATCTTCTCCTGTCTTTCCCGGAACTGGTTGAAATCATATTCATACACTGCCTGTTCGATGTGTTCCGGATTCTCCGGATCTCCACCTGAATAAGTCTCTGTTACGATATTTTCATTCAGGCAGATCATTACATCTACTTTTCCGTCAGGCAGCGTATTCCAGGTTACAGGATCCTGCTTTTCTGTAAATCTTGCTTTCACGGCTTACCCTCCTTTTCGCTTTCTCAAATATCTTATCTACGTTATACTTTTCTCTGAAATATTTAGAATCGGAATGTTTGAACCATCCGTAATATGCTATACACCGGTACGCAAGATCTAATGGTATCGCTTTTCCTTTCTCCACATACTTCCCAGCTTTTACAAATGCCCTGCGTCCTCTCAGGAAAATGCTCCGTCTTACCTCTGTGTGATCCCGATAGATTTTGAATCCCATCATATCAATAGGTTCTCCATGATGTTTCCCGTCTTTGTCTATCCAGTCGATTTGGAACAACTTCCAATCTGGTTTTACCGTCAGATCTAAATACTCATTCATGTACTTAACCAAAAGCTTCATTGCTTTTCTTACGTCTGCCTTTCTGCTTCCAATCAGTAGGAAATCGTCCATGTAGAACAAGACATGATTAATCAGCCTGATCTCTTCTATTGTTCCGTCTCGGTGTTTCTTCCTCTTGAACAGCTTTTCAGCAGCATAATGATAAGCTGCGCTCAGATAATAATTACAGAGCCATTGGCTCAAGTATGATCCAATTGACAGTCCCTGATTGAATGAGTCAATTAAAACAAAAGTCAAATAAAGCAGATCCTCATTTCTGACCTGCTTCTCTAACATTCTTTTCAGTTTTCTCCTGTTAATGGATGGATAACATTTCCGGACATCTCCCTTTGCTGCTATTCTGGTCTTGCCCGGATTCTTACGGATCCAGTTCTCAATTGCTGTCTTTCCATAAACCTGTCCCCTTCCTGGAATACTTGCGCACTGATAAGTTCCTATTTTTCTTTCAAATAGTTCTCTCAATCCGTTTGTGGCTACATAATCGTATATCTGCTGTTTTATGCACTCAACGCCTATATCTCTTACTTTTCCTGAATTTCCATCCAGTCTTGCGCTTGTCTTTATAGGATCAAAAGATACTTTTCTAAGTTTTATTTCTTCTTCCATTCCTGCCGCTGCTGTGCAGACTAAATTATGTAACCAGTCTTTAAGGTTTTCTTTTATAATTCTGTGTATCTGTCTGGCTGTAATGATATTCGTATAGTTTGCCAGAAATCTGGCTGTATCCATACGGTTCCATTTATCGCTTAGACATTCGTAGATACATGCGGTTATAAAGTTCTGATCTAATGTTATGTTTTTGCAATACCGTTTCATTCGTTTCTTGATATAAGGGGTTTTCGGTGTTTCTACTCACCCCACACATGAATCAACTGCATTCATGGTCCTTGTCTCAGGCCCCTATGCTCCCGATCACAAGGTTCGGCTTCAATCAAATTTCGGTGATGCCCCACGCTGCTGTTGCAGGCTCCGTCCTGCGGAGCGAAATGTAACACAAATATCAAGTCATTTTCAAGAAAATCCGGAGACGATATTCCAGTTCGCATTGCCAACGCCATTGTTCGCATTCAGAATCCAGAGGCCGTAAATCGTACCATTGTTCAGATTGCCCAGGGACAGCCAGGGAACAGGAACCGCTACCTCGTGTTACAAGTCCGTAATTTATTGCTATTCTGCTTTTCACAGTTGATTAGTTGTCAGTTGCATAGAGGGGACAGCCCCTCTGTCAGGCTGCCGCCTGCCATTCACCCCGCGTGCCGTTCGGTGAAACGCCGGAGACGATATACCAGCTCGCAAAGCCAACGCCAGCGTTCGCAATCAGAATCCAGAGGCCGTAAATCGTACCAGAGCTCAGACCGCCCAGGGACAGCCATTCTCGCTGTCCGCTCGTACTGGAATCCGTATACAGTCCGTTGCAGAATCCTGTTGTACTTCCGGCTTTTGTTTCCGTCGGTACCATGATTCCCAGAGCTGGATCAACAAAGCATTTTGAGATGTATTTCCAGGATTCTGCAGTGTATGTTACCTGAGCCGCTACTTTCTTATATCGTGTCTTTGCTGCATTCATATCTGTTGTAAGCAGTGACGCGTCCATACAGATGTATACGTCTCTCTTTGGTGTTCCGTCTTCATCTGTAACAATATCCATAAATACATTACTGAGAACTTCATAAGCTCCATAACCGGTTTCAATGCCCTGGATCTTGAATGGATTCCTGTTATCTGTGTTAGAGAATGGCGACCCATCAGAACCAAGTACGCTGTCAGTGGAACCGGTACGCCACGGCATTGTTGAGATGCAGGTGGTCAGTGTTGTGTCAAACGGTTCCGCATCCACATAGACTGCGGAGTTCGTATCGTCTACCGGTTCGATCTTCAAGATCTTAACGTCATATGCGGAATTGTGCATGTATGCGTAATATCTGTCTTTATTTGTATTTGAACCAATATCCCCGACAGATACATAAGACCCGACAATATAATTGTTTGCTTTTGCTTTCGGCAGGATTACTCTCGTTACTCCAGTTTCTGCAACTGTCGCCATCTCCTGAGATGTATATGAGTTACATCCGGTCATAACGCTCCTGCTGTTGATTGTAGCGTACAGAATAATCAACATTAGCTGTTTATAAAACAGGTCCCAGTTGGTTGTACCAACGTATCTGCTTCCTTTTTTCTTCATGTATGCGATCATTCCGGTGTGAGATATTGGTTTGCCGCCTTTCTGACTTCCGTTTGCAAGAATCAAGCCTGCTGAACTATATGGCACTCCATCAATATCTCCGGCTCCATATTTCCCATGAACCATAAACGGGGAAAGTGTGCCGTCTGGATTGATGGATTCTCCCATCGGTACAAGTCCCAGGGCTTCGTTTGGACTATCAGAGTAGTGATAATCTACATACTCCGGATTATCCGTAATTCCTACCCAGGCGGACATTGTAACCTCTCCGACATCCACCTTTCCAGTTTTCTTAAAATCTGGTTGTCCCTGCAGTGCGGTTATATGAATAAAACCATTATCATCTACAATGAAGTTACAAGGGAAGTGCATAAACAAGCCGATCTCTCTGTAATCATCCTGTCCGATTGCTGTATTTGTGGACGGTTTTCTCACAAGTCCCTCGTTGTCATTCAGTTTCACGCCTGTTGGACTGGTAGAAGTGTCATACTTATAGATTCTCGTTGTATATACTTTTCCAGTCCTGCGGAGGGCAAAAAAGTTTGATAATGCGTTTTCAATTCCTCCGCCAGCTGCAGTAATATTCTGGATCTGTTTATTTGCTTCTGCCTGAATGTTGGTTACCGCAGTCTCTCCGGTTTCCTGGATATCTTCTTGCAGCTGTGTTCCCTCTGTAATTTTGGTTCCCAGAGATGTATCCAGGCTTGTTGCGGTCTTATTTGTTGCATCCAGATCTGTTTTTGTTTTGGTTGCTGTTGTGTTTGATGCGTCCAGGTTCTTTTTACTTGTATCTGCTGTTTTAACAGTGTCGTCCAACTGGCTCTTGAGCGCAGTTCCCTGGGTGATGTCAGATTCTAAATCAGCTTTCAGTGTTGTTCCCTGGGTGATGTCTGTATCAAGGCTCTGTTTTAAAGTCTGCGCGTTGCTGACTGATCCATCTAAAGCAGTTTTTGTCTGCCCTTCAGTTGTGTTTGATTCGTCCAGGTTCTTTTTACTTGTATCTGCTGTTTTAACAGTGTCGTCCAACTGGCTCTTGAGTGCCGTTCCCTGGGTGATGTCTGTATCAAGTCCCTGTTTTAACTCTTCCGCTTTTTTTACATCTGCTGCAAATTTCTGCTCTGTCTGTTCGTTCTTTGCTACTTTCTCCGCAATATCAGACTGTGCTGAAAGAATGTCAGCTTTTACCTGATTGTATTCGTTGTTTTCGTCTGATACCTCATTAATCGCATTGACGATTGCATCACGGACGTCTCTGCCTTTCTGGGCCTTTGCGATCTGATTCGTATATTTTTTTACATCAGCCACGTTTATTCCTCCTTACCGATAATGCGCTTTGAGTATTCCTTCGCTTTAAGATCTCTTACCTCTGCAAGAATAGATGTGAGCATATAATCCATTAATGAGGCAGGGATTCCACCCTGCACCATTTCTTTAAATATCACGCTCCGAAGCTCTTCTGTTTTCTTATCCAGGATTGCTCCAAGAGGTAGTACTTCTGGGGTGTCCGATTCGGACACCTTTTTCTCTTCTGGTGTATCTTCTTTCATGCTTCTTTCTGTTTCTTTAGCTTCGCTTATTTCTTATCCCTCCCTATTTCAAATGTGCTGTTGCAATATATTCTTTAATTGCATCCAAGTGTCCCTGTACCTCTGTGTTCATCACCAGAAAGTTTCCTTTGTTATTCTGGCTAATAATGTTTCCTGTTTTTTCATCAACTTCGGAATAAGTAAATGCGATTCTGCTTCCCTCTCCGGTTGATAAATTCATAAAACTCGTCAGTACTTTTTTCATGCTGCTGCCTCCATCTGATTAATAATGGTTACTCTGTCATTTCCCAATTCAGTTTCATAATCTGGCTCGGATATTTCTATTTCTTCCGCTGTATAGTCAAAATCAAGTTCTTCAACTGCTCTGTCGTATGCTGTTTCGCTTGCATCTGCGAATCTCATGTGTTCGTAATTTGTCTGCATTGCCTTTATCTCGAAGCTAAATTCTAGCCCCGGTGTTCCTTTTACCACAAAATGTGTTGGCGCTTTTTCTTCCACCCAACAGTCCCCATCACTTTCTTTCTGCAGAAATACATAATATGTAATCTCTGCATTTATGGATTCCTGGAAAACATCATCAAGATCAATCAGACAAATCCCGTCGTCAGATATCGTTGCTTTTCCTATATCTCCAAAAATAGGTGATGCCATCTCATAGCAATAAAACGCCTGCATTCCATAGTCTTTTGTGTCAAATATTCTTTTCTTAGTTCCTCTGACACTCAAGTCTGAAAGATCATTTCCAGATCCAGTGTTATAGAAATGTCCTGACGCTTCGATATGTGAGCTCGACTTTATCTTTCCACTTGCAGTTATAGTTGACGATGATGAAATAGCGTTGAAGTTTGATGCTGTTGTGGCTTTTATCGATCGCGTCTTGATGCTGTCAAAAGTACCATCAGCGCAATCAATATCGCCAAACAGCGCTGTTGTAGTAGCTCCTCCAATTACTACTGTATTTCTATTTGTTCCTTTATGCGCAATCTGACAAACTGAACCGTCTGATATTCTCAGTTTCTTTTCAGACGAATTTATTTCCATTTTGTAGTATCCTGTTGCATATGCATACAGGCTAGTCGAATCAATCCAAAATCCTCCTATTTTGCCGCTAATGCATTCCATTGAACCATCTGTTAAAATCTTAAAATAGTTGTTCGCCGTTACGATTCCGTTGAAATCTATTTTTGAAGCATCGATCTTTACTGACTGTGCGGTCTGATTTATTGATGATGCAATTTCTCCAGCGGATACTTTCGACTCTATTTCCGTCTCTGTCTGAGTGATTCGGGATCCGAGAGCGCTTTCTGCACCTTTTGCGCGAGAAACCTCTGACGTAATCGAGTTTTCTGCAACTGTGATCCTGGATATTGCAGTTTCGGCCGTACTTTTTGCGGTGTCAGCTGTATTCTTTGCAGTGTTTGCTGTTGTCTGTGCTGCATCTGCCTGGGCTTTTGCAACACTAATATCCTGATCCTGGATTCTTTCCCAGGATGCCGTTTTGCTTCCTGATGTTGTTCCGGAGCATTTCCATAGCAGATTTATATTGTTTCCGTAGCTTCCATGATTCGGACTTTCTGGATATGTCCCTTTTGTCAGTTCAGTTGCTGTATAGTTTGGCAGGTTCTCGATTGTTCCTGTCGCTTCTCCGGTTGTTCCAGTGACTGACGCTATCTTGAATCCGTAGAAACTATCGCTTGAAGTATCTGTACGCCAATATACATAAAATTCCGATGATGGGACAAAAACAGATGCACCAGCAATGTCAGTTCCTCCCAGCTTCGCTGCAAGTTTCATTGTTCCGTTATCACTGTAATAAATCTTTACATAATCATAATTTACGCTTTCCGTTCTGGAGTCTGATGAAAATGTGATCTTTAATCCAGGAACCTTATATGTATATCTGTACGCATATCCGGTTGTGATATCATAGTAAATATCTCCTATGTGCAGTGACTTTAAATCGTCGCTTGTCCAGGAGGACGCTGGTTCATTTGATGTTGTCGGTATTTTACTCCCGTAGAAATTACCATTTTTTTCTGACACTGCCTGACGTACCGTAGTCACTTCAAGAGTGATGTTATCCGTCGCCATTTTGATAGCCGCCGTCATTTGTTCCGTTGTCGAGTAGCTTTTCAGTTTTTCATCTGTGTCTGCTTTTGCATTCTTTTCAGCATTATTCGCAGCGTTTTGTCCTGCCTTTGTAGCATTGCTTTCCGCAGCGTTTGCCGCATCCTGTCCAGCTTTTACTGCTGCATTGTATTTTTCTTCCACCTGCACTGTTGTTGTGTAGGTCTTTGACACTTCAAGGGAAATGCTGTCTGCCGCTTGTTTGATTGCACTGTTCATTTCCAGTGTCGTTGAGTAATTCAGCAATTTTGTGTCTGTGTCTGCTTTTGCATTCTTTTCGGCCTGATCTGCTGCCGCCTGTCCCGCTTTTGTGGCATTTGTTTCTGCATTACTTGCAGCAGTTTGCCCTGCTTTTGTAGCATTACTTTCCGCAGCGTTTGCCGCATCCTGTCCGGCTTTTACTGCGTCTGTATATTTTTCTTCAAGTTGTCCGGTTGTAGCATATTTTTTTGATACTTCCAAGGAAATGCTATCCGCCGCCTGATTGATTGCGCTGTTCATTTCTACTGTCGTAGAATAGTTTTTCAGTTTTGTATCTGTATCGTCTTTTGCATTCTTTTCTGCCTGATCTGCCGCGTCCTGGCCTTCCTGTACTGCGTTTGCATAGAGTTTATTTGCCATCTCCTGTGTCGCATATGTCTTTGACACTGTTGAGAGGATATTTGTCTCGGTCAGTGTTATTGCTGATCTGAGTTTTTCTTCCTCTCCCTTTGCCCTGGATACTTCTGCAGTTATGAGTCCCTCCTGGACCTCGATTTTGGAAAGCGCAGATTCTGCTGTACTCTGAGCTGCTTCAATGTCCTTATCTTTTACCCTTACCCATCCATACTCATTACTGTCATTTTTCTGATACTGATAAGCATAGCCGGTTGTGGTATTGAAAAAGAGATCTCTTTCGTGTTCCTGCCTCAATTCGTTTGTCGTCCAGGCAGATGCCGGATTGTTTTCGGATGTTGGTTCATAATTTCCATACCAGTTTCCGGATTTCCTTTTCAGCTGCTGCTCCAAACTCGAAACAGAAAGAGTTATCTTTCCGTCCATGGCTTTCAGGGATGTTGTGACCTCTTTTAATATTGCTTTTTTGTTTTCTGAATCCCCGTCCGATATTTTTGTTTCAATGTAATTTTTGCATTCTGTTGACAGAGCTTCTGTTTTAATCGAACCGGCAAGGATTCTCTCCCCTATAATCTGGCCATCCAGTGTCATTCCGATCGTGTA